AAAATTTCACAGCTATGTATACTACAAAATCAATAAGTTCGAGCAAATTTACCTACGGATCTAATCAATTGAGGTTGGATGGAATGCCAGTAACCAAAGAGGCAATAGGTAATTTATCTACGTTTTATCAAATACCAAAAACTTTATTTCTATTGCAAAATAGAACAAAGGCGAATATTGTGGAGCCTGTTTTGAGAGAATTGCCCAAAATGACACCTGTGATTAAGGAGAATAAAATTGAAGCTTTTGTAAAACCAGGAAGGGTATTTGTGGATGATGAATCGTTCAATTTCATCAATAGCACTTTGGATATTCCTACAATAGAATTTAAACCTTTTAAGCTGGAGAATTATACACAAAAGTTGATCTTGAAGAGGCCTTTGACTGGAGGTCTTGCACTACATACTGAACTGATGAGATTGGTGTGTATGAATGGAGCAACAGTTAATACAAAAGGTTCTTACAAAGTTTTTTCCGATCTGCCAAAAAATCTGCAGGAAGAAGTGGATAATCTTAAAGTATTTGACATGGAGGGATGGATGGAAAGTATCTTTGGAAAAGATTGTAATAGGCCGGCATCAGTAGCTAATTTGATGGATATGGTTACATCATTCCAATATGATTCGGAAACCAAATTCCAAATTGAGGATATGGAAAAATATTTTCCATTAAAACAAATACGAAACCATTATTTGAACCATAACATCGATATCTATAAGAGTTCAAGAAAATCATTGCAAATGTTACATGCAGGAATTTCATACTACAACTGTTTTAACTTTTTAACATATGTGGCTACCCACAAAATGAAAAGAAGTATTGAAAGAGATGTTAGAATTTCGAGTTTTTTAAGTCCAACATCTGCAAAGGAGTATGAATATTTGAATGTTTCTGGAGCAATTGAACCGCCAAATCTCGACATTAGTTTGGTGCTTAAATTAAGTGGCGATATAAAATAAATGACGTTTGATTTAATCAAAAATTTAGAGTCTGCGTTGGGAATAACTCCCGACGTAGACTTTTATACTTTTTGTACTTCTCCGGAATATTTAGATTTGAAAGGGGAGGTGTATGATTATTGGTTGAGAGAATTAAATAATTGTAAGGAAATAACAGAGTTAGTAATAACCGGATCATTGGGAGGAGGAAAATCATTTATATCTGCCTGTTATTTGGCATATAGATTACATCTCTTATTTAAGAGAAAAGATTTACTAAAACATTTAGGACTTGCGTCTGGTTCTGAGGTTTCTGTATTGTATTTTTCGACAAACATGAGGACTTCAAAGAAGTCTGGATATACTTATATTAAAAATATTATAGATAGATGTAATTGGTTTAAAAATAATTGTCCGAGAGATAAGAATGTAGAATCTTCTATAAGGTTTCCGAATGGTTTTTCTATAGATCCTGTATCGGCAGAAGGACATCAATTATCATTGAATATATGGGGATTTATTTTAGACGAGGCAAATTTTAGAGAAGGAAATGTCGGGGTGTCGAGTGAATATGAAGAGGTTTATAGAATTTCTCAGCAATTAATTGATAGGCAATTGTCCAGATTCATGATAGGTGGAAAACTAAATTCTTTGGCTATATTTGTTTCTTCGTCAGCATATGAATCTTCTTTTATTGAGAAAAGATTTGAGGAAGCACAGAATGATAAAAATAAGAAGGCAATACGAGCTGTGTTGTATGAAATTTGTCCATGGAGGTATTCAGGAGAAACCTTTAAAGTGTTTATAGGAATGGGAGAGGTGGAACCAATGGTTATTGAAACTGAATTTAATAAAAAACAAATAGTTGAATTGTTAGGATTGGAAGAAAAGCATATAGATTCTTTAATTAAGAGAGTGCCTATAGAATTAAAAGAACAGTTCATAAAAGGAGATATTTATTTGGCCATTCAAAATCATTGTGGAGTGCCAACCTCAGTTAAAGGAACATTTTTTAGAAATATTACATCTTTAAATGAATCATATGAAAAATATAAGGAGTTAGAAGAGACTAGTCCTTATATAGGATTAGGAGAACCTAAAATAATAATATCAAATGGGGATAATTCAAAGATATCTGATGTCATTAATTTTAATAATTTTAGTTTTCCGGAACGGCCTCATTCAATTTTTTTAGATTTGTCTGTGCAGGGAGATAGTGGTGGATTATCGATAGTTAGATTTGATGGAATTTCTGAAAAAAGACGAATGCATACACATGTTTTAACTATTGAAATCATCCCGCCTGAATATCCAAATATGACAAAAATCAGTAAAGTATTTGATTTTATTTTGGAGCTTTCAGAATATATTAATATACAAGCATTTGGTTCTGATCAATATCAAAGCACTCAATTGAGACAAGATATTGCGGAGGCATTAAATCTTGATGATATTAGAATCTCTATAGATTCTTCCGATATTCCACATTTACATTGGAATCATGCTTTGGCAGACGGACGGTTTATTATGCAAAGAATAGAGAAGTTGGATATGGAAATTAAAGAGGCAGAGCATGATAGGAAAAGGAGAAGAGTAGTAAAGAGAACAGGTTCATCAGATGATTTATTTCAATCAATTGTAGGAGCATTTTTTATATCTGACACTATTGTTGCAGATTCAGTGGATATGAGTTATTTGCAAGGCAGAATAAATATAGTAGGATCTAATGCATATAACAAAATGTTAAAATTATGTGGTTACATAAAAACTTAATAAAATGATAGAGAAAAAAGACCGTCCAGTAAAATCTACTGGAGAGAAAAAAGACCGTCCAGTAAAATCTACTGGAGAGAAAAAAGACCGTCCAGAACAAAACATTCAAAATGTGAAAAATTCTGAAATTGAGACACAGGTTGACGAAATCACTCCGGTTGACGAAATCACTCCGGTTGACGAAACACCTCAGACATCTAAGGTTAAGGAGTTATTAAATATTAGAAAAAGGAAGGTTAGGGGGACCGTATATGAAGAACGGAGGAAACGATTAAGAAGGGTTACTGTTACTGAAGAATTGAATTCGAGAAGGAGAAAATTAAGCATTTAAGGTATGATATTTTCTGGAATTCGTCAAATGTTCTTGAATGTCATGGGAATTCCTCCGGGAAGTTCATGGCATCGGCCTGAAAGGAGTGTTAGTAATAAAGATGAAATTTTATTAGAACACGATTTAATTTCATCTATTGCAGAAATTACAGCAGATGATGTGTGCATTGGAAATAATCCATTATATTTTAAAATTAATTCTGAAAAGGAATTGTCTGAAACGTTAAAGGAAAAGGTAAAACAAATATTATTGGAATTTAATTCCATAATAAAATGGGTTGCTTTTGATATTTTAACAAAGGGAATTTCAGTATATACAGTAAAAGAAAGTGGGGGTAAATTCTTAATATTCCCATATTTGGAAAATGTAGAATTATTCTGGACAAAGAAAAAAGAAGTTGTAGTAGTAGATTCGGAAAAGAAGGAAATTAAGGAAGTGTTATTGTTTGTTCATTATGATAAAAAGTCCTTTGAAAAGTTAGATGATGATAAATATTTCTGTAAAATAAATCCAGTTGCATTACAGTTAAAAAATCTAAGTAAATCTGGAAGAGATCTCGATAGGATGGAGAGAGATTTATTTAGATATAGAAAACAGTTATCAAGAATAGCAAGATTTATTACAGTAGATATTGGAGTTTCGCAAGGAACAGTACAACAAGAGGTGGTGGATAGCATATCATCTGCTATAAATGCAGATTCTATGTCATTGCCACAAAATCCTAATATTGATGATTTCGATGATTCTATTCCAATAATTCCACATAGAAAAAATGTAGGAAAACCTGAATTAACATCGGTTGCAGCTGACGCAAATATAAAGGATTTAAAAGATTTCGAATACCTACTAAATAAAATTTATTTAATAACAAGGTTTCCAAAATCATATGCAGATTTTTCAAAGGAAATTGATGCAACTGCAGTATCATTGATTAAAGGGGATATTAGGTATTCAAGATTGGTAGATAAAGCTAGAACATTGATTGAAAATCAAATAAATGCTTTTCTGCAGACAAATAAAGTTTTTAAAGAATATGAAATAGAATTTGTATTGACGGAATATCCAACTCCAGAAGATGCTGATGTAATAGATGCTTTGGATGAATATTCTAAAATAGTTGCTGAATTGGTAGAATCTATTAAAGAATCTGAAACAAAAGAAGAGGCAATGTTAAAGATATCAGTATTGGATTCCTTGTTGGGAGGAACTTCTAACTTGCCTTCAATTAGGGATTCTATTGATTTATGCAAAACGTTTATAGAGGAATATTTTGTAGGGACAGTTGAAGAGGAAGAATTTGAAGAGATTGATAAAATTCCAAGATTGAGAAAGGGACAAGATATTTATAGAGAACCCAAAGAAGAACCCAAAGAAGAACCCGAAGAAGAACCCGAAGAATTGCCAGATATAGAACTTATTGAACCTTCAACAAATGAGAAGTAATTATAAAACCTTATTATCTGAAAAAAGATTTTTAAAAGTACAGTTAAGGGCAAGACAATTATATAATTCTGATTTAAGAGCAATCAAATACTCTGAAAATAGATTAGTTTTTCACACAAAATCGGGCACTGATAGAAGAACGATATGGGTGCAAACATTGGAAATAGAAGATTTGGATTTGGATAAAATAAGACCCTTAAAACACAGGGAGATAGAGGATTTAATTAAAAACGCAAATATTAAATTACATTGTACATGTCCGGCGTTTCGGTATTGGGGATTTGAATATATTGCATGGAGGTACGGATACGGATTAGTAAAACAAACTATAAAACCATCAGTAAGAAATCCAAGACAAATAGGTTATGTATGTTTTCCTGCTGGAGAGATGGTATGGACATCAGAAGGGTATCGTCCCATTGAAAATATAAAGGTAGGAGACTTAGTATTCACCCATGATGGTACTTTAAAACCAGTCACATCTACCAGGGTTACCAATCATTCTAAAATGATTTCAGTGAGGGTAGGAAGAAATACTTGGATAAATTCTACTGACAATCATAAGCATTATGCGGTTCCCAAACTTGTAAAAACCAATAATGCCAAAAATCAAAAGATAGACCAATTAAATTGGTATGAAGTGGGCAAGTTGAAGACAGGTGATTTCTTAGTGAGTACGATGTTGAATCTCCCTGAAGAAATTATAATGGATTGTAATAAGGCCTGGTTACTTGGTTTATACCTTGCTGATGGCACTGCGGTTTATAAGAAACGAAACGAATCGGACTCTTTTAGAAAAAATAATTTGAATTTTTATGCCATTAAAATTGCATTTGATACTAGAATGCAAAATTTATACCAGGATGAATTTAAAAGGAGGGGTATAAAAATTGATAGAATAACACATATAGAAGGTACGAACTCGTCTACCCTTTATATAAGGGATTATAACATAATAAAGTTTTGTATAGAATACGGCAATTATACAAGTTCTAAATATGAACAATGTAAGAAGTTAGATAATAATTGTATACGATGGAATAAAGAAGCAAAAAAGGAGTTATTATCAGGATTCTTTGTAGGGGATGGAACTTTGGTAGAAAGCGGTAGCAATAAAGTTTATTTGACATGGTTTAATACAAACAAACAAATAATGGATATTTTGCACATTTTAATATCCGAGTACGCGCAAATAGATTTAAATTCATATAATCGAAAACCGTTCAAATTGAATGATAGGTTGTACCAACCTAAGGTGATGTATTACTTTAGATTGACGGGAGCAGCTGCTAAACGGTTCGCAGAAAAAAACTCTATGCTACAGTTTAAAGGACAATACAAAGAAGAGTTGAATTGGTCTGATTATAAGAATTTTGAATTTGATCGTAAATGCCTTAGGCAAATTAAGGAACATAAAACTTATAACGAGAATACAGCTGTATATTCAATCGAAGTTGGGGAAAATCACTCATATATAGTTAATGGAATTATTACCAAGAATTGCAAACATTTATATAATGTTTTGCAGATGTATCCGTTTTGGGCAAAGGCATTGGCATCAAAGTATAAAAATAGAGTGGAAGGAAAAATGCCAGGAATGAAATTACAGTCAAAAGAAAGATTTTTTAGGCAGTAGTTATATATTAAATAAAATTTGAATTATGCTAAAAATTCAAACAACTCAACTAACAAGATTTAGAATTGCAGATTCGATAACATTGGATTCAGGGGTTAAAATACCCCTTATCCAGGGTCAGGTTTCTTCTGTTGATGTAAAATCACAAAAGGGTTATAGATATAGGAAGGGTTTTTGGAATAAGGTATTGGATGACGATGTGGTTAGAACAATGATTGAGAAACGAGAATCGTTGGGAATGATAGAACATCCAACAGATGATTTTGAATATATGGATACTCCATATGATAAAGCTGCAGTTGCTGTTTTTAAAGCTTGGGTAGATGATTCGGGAAATCCTTTTGCTCAATTAGGAATATTAAATAATGAGCATGGTAATAAGGTTAAAGCTTTATTGGATATAGGACATCAACCTGGAGTATCTACGAGAGGATTGGGATTGTTTGCAGTTGATGATGAGGGAGAATACATTGATGAAGAAAATTATATATTTAGAACTTGGGATATAGTTCGCAGCCCTAATTTTGCAGATTTGAAGATGGATAAAGTTACGGATTCCGTTATGGCTAGTCCACAATTTAAGGAATTGGTACAGTTGCATCATTTAAAAGATTCTGTAGACGAACATTATTCTCTAAAAAATTTGTTAAAGGAACAAGCGAATTTAATAAGTCAATTAAATGAGATAACCAAAAAATTGAAACGTTATGGATAATACAAAACAAGGAACGGCGATGAAAAAATTCGCAGACTCGATTAATTTTGTGTCGAGTCATACAAAGGCAAAACCATTTGCCGATTTTTCAATGGATCCGGGAAAGGGAGGAGTGAGTTCGGTAGCTGATAGGGGAATACAGGCAGGTATTCTTTCTAATTTTGCTAAAATAATGGACTCTGAAAAGGCACAGCAAATTACGATGTCTCCAGATTATGGACCTTATGTAATGGATTTGTGGCCAGTTGTAACTGCATGGTATCCTGAATTTCCTTTGAAGGATTTGATTTCTGTTCAGGATATGGACAAGCCTTTGGCATATCTTTTCTTGTCAAGACTTAAAACTGGAACGGGTAAAGCACCAACCGGAGTAGGTGATGTGGTGGAAACACCTTATGGATCGAGGACAATACACGGATCCTATCCAACGGGAGAAATTCGCAAAGAAGTGATTCCAGCCGCTCAAACTGAGTTTGATGGAACGGGAGGAACTAAGACTACAACTGCATTGCTACACTACTATCCTATTGATATAACAAGGGATAATCTGGAAAGAATCCAGATTTCAGTAAAGCATTCATCCCCAGCAAGTAATTTTGTTTTGAAAGCTCATTCAGTTAATGCAAGTGGAAAGGTTGTATTTACGAGGGATTCAGGAACTACGATTCAGGATCACACTTTGGACCTGGAAACCGGCGAATTTGTTTTTGTTGAAGACGGTTCAGCTGTTGAAACTTCGTTTACAGAATTGTGGGTAAACTATGTTTGGAATATAGAACATGCCGATGAAACAAATATTCCGAGAATAAAGGAAGATATCGAAATGATTCCAATTGAGGCTCAACCACGTGCTTTGATGATGAGCTGGACTCTATTTGCTGAGTATTTGAAGAAAACTCAGTTTGGAACTGATGTAAGGGAAGACAATACTCGGAGGATTTTGAATTTGTTGTACCAATACCAAACTAGGTACATTTTGGATAGGTTGTATGATGAATATACAGGAGGAGATAAAACCGTTACTATTCCAGATGGAACAGCAAAAGCTCTTGATGTGAAATCTGCATCAGTAATGATGCAGTTAAAAACTGCAGGAGAGACTGTTAGAACAAATTCGGGAAGGATGGAGATGAATAGAATTATTACGGGGACAACATTGAAAAACTTCCTTGAAACACTACCGACAACGCTCTTCCAACCAGCACCTGAAAATAAAGCATTTGATGGGCCGAGGGAATTAGGAACATATGGTTCATATAAAGTTTATTTTGATCCTGCATTAGCTGCGGGAGAAGCATATGGAACTTACAGAGGACCGGAGTGGTATGATGCTGCTTTCTATATGGGAGTTTATATGCCTGTAGTGCCTACTGATGCTATAGCATTGGCTGTTACAGTTCGCCAATCGTTTGTTGCAATGGAGGCTTACAAATTCCATAAGAAGAATTGTGTTATTAAGATCGGGGTTTCTGTAGCATAGACGATTAAAAATAAAGAAAAATTCAAAAGGGGAAAACTTTATAATTTCCCCTTTTTCTATTTATAGATTATATTAAAAATAAATATGTTTAAAGAATCATTATTTGCAGAATATCCTGTCCCGAGAAGTTATTCAATATGGGGAGGAGATGGGATAGAGATTAATCCTATTGAAGATATAAATGCTTTGATAGAGAATTCTGTTAGAGAGTTAGCATCTGATATCTATGTAATAGAAAGTAAGACTGCAAATCAACATACAATTAAATTACCTGACGATACAATTGCAGTATCTAATGCAAAGTTGATGATGCAATTTCCGGGAAATAGATTGGTAAAGGTTAATTTTGATTATGTGACAAAAAGAGTATCTTTAAGATATTTTCCAGCTATAATAACTTATAGAAGAAAGGTAAGGGTGGAGGATTTAAATTCTGTGTTGGAGGGAGATATGCTGTTACTGGTGAAATCATACATTTTATGGAAAATGGCACAAAAGGAGCTACAAATTATAAGTTCTTTGGAAATAACCCCGTCGGAGATAGCGGTTAAAGCAGATTCATTGGAAAAATTTGTGGAGGAACATAAAACTACATATTTAAGACTAAAAGAGGAGATTTTGATTTATGCAGTCACGTCATAATTCATTAAATAAAAAGTTTTCAACTTCTAAGAAAATATCAAAGTCATTAGTAAAATTCCATAATGATGGAACTATCAGAAAGAATAAGCCATTTAGACGTAATAACCCGAAGGGCGTTTGATATAATTCTATTGAGATCAGCAAGAAGAAAGGAAGTCCATATAATATGGAATGTTCTTAAAAAGGATCATTATCAAGATACGTTCAATAGAGAATTTGGTAGAACTAAAAAATGGGCTTATTTGTACAGATCTGGGGATTTAAATTATGTTCAAGAATTAGAGGATGAGCTGTATATAGATACTGAAGAATTACCCTGGTTCGTGATAATGTCACGAACCGGATTAAAGAGAACTCCACGAAGAGATGATTTTATACTGATTGATGGACAGAAGTACGCAATAGCTGCGGTACAACCAAGGAAAAAATTAGCAAAGGAAATTCTAAAGATTTTAATTTATCCTGAAAGAACAAAATATGAGGATGAGTTAAAAATTCATAAAATTAAATATTTATTTGCAGAAGGTGAATATAAATCATACAAAGATTTGTGTGGAAATGAATTAATAATTGATTTTACTTACGGAGGAAATCCTTTGGAGGTTTCAATAGGAGATAAATATTTTCCATTTAAATCAAGGATAAAATTTTATCCTGAAAATGAGGATGAAATTTATACCTTAAAAATTAAAGATAAAAATAAAGAAGTTTATAAGACATTAAAATGATATACAGATACGAGAAGGAAATAGTAAATTATTTTAAAGAAGCTGTGCCTGAAATAACACAAATTTCATACGCATTGACAACTGATTTTAATATTCTACTTGAACCGCATATTAAATTTCCTCTGGTTTATTTTTATAGAGAGTCTCAACCATGGGTTCATAAGAAGAAAATTGTGATTAGGGATGAAAGTATGAAGGAATATGAATTCTATCAAATAGATGAGCAGATGTATGAAATGTTTATTTTGGTGGAAAAACATATAGATGCACAAAGAATGGCTAGGGATTTGAATTATAAGTTTAGAAATAAACCATATGTAAATGTTAAGTGGTCAAGAAATTTAGATCCAATAGAAATACAGTTAAGGTTTTTATATATTAAATTAGAAGAATTAAGATCTTCTACGGACAATAAAGGTTCTGTTAGAATTGTGAAAGTGGGATGGAAATCTTCATTGTTTATGAAAACTGACTTTGAATTTAAGCCTATTAGCGGATTTAAAATAATAGTAAAGAATAATAAAAATGAAATAATTGAAGTTTATGAATAGTTTGATAGACGTTTCGTTTAAAGATCTAACTAACTACATTGATTTTGAAAATGATGATGTAGTAGGATTGCCAATAAATCATTATTGGGGAGAAGTAAGCAAGCTTAGGGTTTATAGTTTAAGGGATTTTGAAAGAATGTATCCAAATTCCATTCCATTTGGTTTAAAAAAGGGAAAGGAGTTGGATGATTTTAAAGTTTCTATATTAAAATCTTGGGCAAATGCAAGACAGGCATTGATGACAGGAGCAGCTGCAGTTGAGGTAATTAGGCCTCAGGGAGATTATAAATATGTGAGATTTGTGTTGAATACAACGTTGATACAGGATGCACAAAGTAAACCGGAACTTTCTGCTGATGCTGGTATAATTTTATATTTTAAATATCCAGGATTGCCACCAAGATCAATTTTCCCATATGAAAAAATGAAGGTGTCAATGGCCGGAACAGCTGAATTAATTACAATTACAATTGAGGGTTATAATGGAACTGCGTATGAAATATTTGAAACATTTCAGGGTGGATTTGACGCAGATGAAATAATTGATGGACAATCTTTTCATATTGAAAGTGTTGTTAAAAAACAATCTGCGATTTTTAATGCAAAGGTTTTAGATGTTCCTGCGGGAGCATTTAATGAAAATATAGAATTTACCCCGACACTTTCTTTAATTCATGATTTGCAAGAATCTGATTATTCAAGTGCATACGATAAATATGAGTCAATAGAGGAAAGTAGGGTTACAATATTAATTCCGTCAATATCAAGTGACGTACTGAATAAAAAAATATTAGCGGTGGCAAAAAAATCACAAGGATGTGTGGCATTTTTGGGGTATCCCTTGGCAAATGAATTTGATAAAACAAACATTAAGACTTATTATAGTAGTTTAACAAAAAATATGTTTGGCGCTTTTATTGCAGGAAGGGAAGTGATAGATGTACTAGGAGATGGAATTGTAGCCGACTGTACAGCAGGATGGGCAGGAAGAACAGCGTCAGTTGCAAGTTCTGTAAATATAAATCAATTAGCATCAGCTAAAACATATGGAAGTTATCCTGGCGTTTTGTCGGAAAGTCTTAAATTTGATGATGTTTTGGATTTGCATAAAGAGGGGATAAACTCCGTTTATTCGTCAATTAATGGACCTCAAATTTTTGGTATAAAATCAATGCATGAAAGACAAAATTCTTATTATGCAAAATTAAATATAATGCGTGTGTTGGCCGCAATACTAAGACCTTTAAAATCATCAGCTTTGGAAATAATACATACGCCAACTTCTGCAGATGCACAGATGAGGGCCATTTATGGAACCTCTTTAAACTCTTTACTTTCTAATTTTATACCATTTGCATTAAAACCAGCATCATATGCTGATGTTGGAGATGAATTAAATAATGATTTGGATACAAGGGGAGGTGAGTTGTTGATTATTGAGTTGATATTGTATTTTATTAAATTAGTAGAAAAGGTTAGTATAAGAATAGTAGCCACTGACGATTCTGTAACAGCAATTTTAAAATAAGAAGATATGAGTATTAAAGTACAAAATTTCGCAAAGATAATTACAAATCCTTTAAATGTCCATAATTTTGTGGTTAAAATTGAAGGAGTTAATTTGGGTTTTGATCTTTTGGTTAGATCAACTACATTTCCATCAGAGGAAAAAAGAGTTGTTGTTCTTCATGTAGCAGGAGAAGAAGTACGATATCCAACAATCCCAAAGAATAATGGAAGTTGGGCGTTTCAAATTCCTGAGAATGATGATGGAAAAATTTATCAGATTTTCAAAAATTTGTCGGATGAAATATATGATCAAAAAACAGGACAAATTAAATCAACATCTCTTAAAGATATAGAGATATTTGCAAGAGATTTGCAAGATAATGTTGTTTTTTCAACAGTGTTGAAAGGAGCATGGATACAATCAAGAGGAGAGGTAGCGTTGAGCAATCAAGATCCTGCACAAAATTGGAATTGGGATTTTAAATTTGTATATCAATGGATACAAGATAATGAGCCTAAAAAATAATATTTTTAGAACTTTCATACCAAGACCTTTAACTAAAGAGCGGTTTTTTCTCTACGTTGAAGGTCTTGTTTCTACTACACTGGTTGCTGAAAGTGCAGTATATCCAACTGAATTTTGGGAAACTGGAGAGGTGTTTTATAGAGGAGAATCTATTCCAGTGCCTATAAAGTCAAAAATACCAGGTACATGGTCATGTGTATTATATGATAACTCAATGGGAATGGTAGGAAAGGAAATAGATCTTTCGAAAGAACGATTGTATGAAGAAATAGATTTTTCTAAAAAACGTATTAGAAGAAAGAATATTATAATTGCACCGGCATTTAATTTGGCACCACCATTTTTAGGAACTGGAGTTTTGGGATTGACATTACCTAATCCATTATTAACAAAGATACTGGTGGGAGCTTTTATAAAACAAATAAGTCCGGTAGAATTAAATGCTACTGACCCGTCTCAACCATGGAAATGGAATGTAACATTTGTTTATAGTTATATTAAATCTGCAGTGTAATGGAAGGTAATTTTGTACCAGAATCAAGGCGTTACATTAATCGACTCATTTTAGAAAGAATATTAGATGATCGAGGAATTCAATTGGAAAGTGATTGGGGAATTAGGTTTGTAAACTCATCATCAGATGATGATTTTGATTCTGGGGTAATTCCAATTTCTTTAAATGTTCCTCAACTCGGACCTAATTTTTCTCCGAATGCAGGATTGATGGGATTTATAATACCTGAATTAACATTTAATAATAATTTGGTGTTAGCGTTTCAGGTTAAAAACAATTTGGATTTTGGCAAGATTGTTGAATACTACAAAGATCAGTTTAATGAGCGAGGTTTGGTTAAAATAGGAGGAATTGAAAAGGATATTTATTTGGGATTGTATGATGAAATGGAAAACTTTAAAATAATTTTACAAATGTACAAAATATGGTTAAATTTACCAACATTTGCATTGAATTATACAAGTTTGAATTTTATGAATTTTTCATGTACTATAAGTTTTGATGATTATAAATTTACAGGATAATGAATATATTTTTGCCATCAAATGGAATTGTAGGAATAAAAACTGTGGATATGAGTCCACCTAAGATAAAACATTTAAGGCAAATTTCTGAATTATCAAAGATAAATGAGTTTGCTAAAAATGAGTTTTTGTCTTTGTTATTAAATAATTTTGCAGATTTAAATAAGATAACAATTTTTGATAGGGATTATTTGTTTTTAATGGCAGTATCTGCGATTCATTTAAATAATATGGAATTTACTTTTACATGCAAATGTGGTATTGAAAACAAGGGATCTTTTAATATAGAGCAGAAAGATGTAATTTTCTTTGAAGGAGAACGGATATTAAAGAAAAAAATTAAAGATAAGGAATATGTGTTTAATATTCTTACTGTTGGAGATGAAAGGGAGATAATAGAATATGCTTTGGAAAATGAGGAAAAATATCATGAAAGGTTTGAATTAGCATTGGTAGCAAAGACATTAGGTATGTTTCCACATGCAATGGATGAAGTGGAAGATTTACCGTTGAATATATTTTATGCCGCATTATTTTTCCAGCAATGTGTGATGCATGGAATAGAACCGATACACAGAACTACATGTTCGTGTGGAAATTCTACAGTTGTAGTAATTCCTGTAATGGATTATTTGACTGAAATTAATACAGCAGGGATTATGACTAAATTTGCCGGATTGGCTAATAAATTAGACTTTAAATCATTCAATGAAATGACTATTCCTGAAGTGGAATCATTTGCTAATATAAAATGAATATAGAATTATCAAGTAGTTTAGAGGATTTTAGAAATAGTATGAAAGAATTGCCAACAAGGGATGATTTGTTGGCAATTTTTGATAGGATATCATCTGTAGAAGAATCTTTGAAGGGATTCAATAAATTTGCTACAAGAGATGAATTGTATACTATTTTTGATAAACTAATTAATTTAGAAACGGAGGTTGTGGTAACTAAAAATATGTTGAAAGACCATAGTGATGAACTATTAAATTTAATAGAATTAGCATATGAGGTAGAAAAAAATATAGAGAGTGTGACTGATGAAGTGAATAAAATAAAAGAAGGTGAGGATAGAGATAGAATCGAAGAAATAAAAGAGACTAATGATGAAATTTTGGAGTTATTGAAGGAATTAAGAGAAAAAGCTGTAACTGAAGAAAGAATAAAGAAGATTATCGATGAAGAGGATGCATTGAAAAACTCGAAAAGAAAGAGAGGGAGTGGGGATGAAGAACCTTCTTTGAAAGAAAAGGAGATTTCAGGAATTAGCATTTCACGAATAAGCGAAGCTTTTGGAGTAAAATCATCTATGCATGAATTATTAAAGGGCACATTTGGGCCTTTGGGATTATTATTAAGTGCAGGAATTAAAGGAATAAGAACAGCCAAAGGCTCTCCGGTAGCTAAGAAACAGGTAGAAGTTCTTTCCAAAATAGAAGAAAAAATGTTAAGGGATGAACAATACCGGTTTACACAAAAAGCTGTAACTGAAGAAAATAAATCAGCGATGTTGCCTTTGTTGGGTGCGCTGAGAAATATACCACAAATGCTTAAAGGATTGGCATCGTCAATAGTTTCAGGAGTGGGAAGAGCATTAAAGGGACCTTTGGGGTTAATATCAGCAGGAATAACAACTGCAATTATAGAAATCAAAGAAAGAAACAGACGGGAATTGGAGGATTTGAAAGAATTTGATGATTTATCTGAATATGATGAAGAGGATTTAGAGTTGGCTAAAAAATATTCAAGTTCTATGCCCACATTTTATAGTAGAACTAAAATTCCGGAAAATATACCAATCACGACAAGTAGTATAAGAAGAGTAACACATTCAGGACATACAATTCCAGTACCAGGATGGTGGAATACAAGAAAAGCTAAAGGATGGACTGAAGAAGAAAGGTTAAAAAGATTATTTTTATGGTTGAAGGATGAAGGATTGACAATGAAGAAGTGGACTGATATGTTTGCAGAAACGTCTGATGCTGAAACTGGTGAATATTTATATAAATCAGCTATGGAGGAGCGAATGAGAAATTTAATAGAAGCTGGGAAAGTTACAGGAATACCCATAATGGCTGATGATGGATTTTATCTAAAAGATCCAAATGTTTTAACCGAGCGAGAAACCTTTATGGAAGAGCAAGGAAAAAATATTAGAGATAGATTTATGGATGAAGTCTATACTATGAAGGCAAAAGTAGATCAATATATTACTGGATTCAAAACGGCTCATGTAGGAGGTTTATTTAATCCTTTTATGTTTAGAGTGGGATTAGATGCTAGTGATCCTAAAAGAGTTGGAGCTTTAAAACAAGGAAATTATATCTTTAATCAAGAATATCCTGGACAGTTTCAAAAGATGCCTGGAGGTGTAGGATTGGAGAATTTTGATGAAAATTATCAAGCAGATAATTGGCAAACACAAAGTATCAAAAAAGGATTGGATTTTGTAGGTATTGAGCCAAATCAACCACTGAGAAAAATTTCAACAAAGAAGGGAGAGTTTGATCCAAAAACTGGAATGATAATAAATCAAAATAATACTACTAATATTTATGAGGTCACAGGAGAACAACTTACTGAATAAAGTAATAGAAGTGTTGTTAGTTACTGATTCTCCTGAATTTTTAAATGAATCAAGAAAAGAGAGTCTGAGGGATTTGGGATTGGATGGATATGATGGATTTTTAGAAACTCCGGAAGGATTGGAAATATTATATAGTATAACTCAAAATGAAATATTTTTACAAGATGCAAATATTGATGAATTAAAAAATAAAATTTATAGAAGATTTTATAACAATTTTAGATACACCAAGGAAGTTGAAGGAGAAAATGATGTTTCTTTTGGATTTTTGGCACCTGTGTTATTAGGATTAGGATCGTTTATTATCTCATCAGATTTAAAGCAAGGAGTAAAAATCTTTAAATCAAAGAATTCAGTATTGGATGTGATAGTGGGTGGTGATGCTTTTATTACTTCTGATTATCAATCACACTTAAAAAGAAATTCACAAGGAGTGGATGTAAGAGCGCAGGTAGGAACTGAATTATTTGCTCCGGAAGATGTTAAAGTAATAGATATCTATGGGGATGATAGTTCTGTGGGAGGCTTGCAAATGATTATAGAAAACTTAGAAGGAACTCGGAGGTGGGGATTGGCACATTTGGAATTAGTATCCCTTAAAAAGGGAGACGTGGTAAAGTATGGGGAATTGATGGCTAAATCAGGAGCTTCTGGAACATCGAAGAAAGGAAATAAATATGCTCCTCACTTACATTTGACTTTAAAAGTTAAAGATGATGAGGGAAATTTTATTGATGTGGACCCCGAAGGTTTTGAAATAGAGTATGAGGATGATTTGGTGGTAGGAGAAAATATTCTAAAGAATTTAGGAAAATCAATTAATAATCCTATGTCAATAAAATCTAACGTTTTTGATTGGGAAGGAGCAGAGGATAAGACAGGAACTTTTGTAAAGTTTAAATCGGATTATTATGGAGTAAGGGCTGGTATGAAAATTTTATATAATTATTATGATAAGTATGGAATAGATACAATTGATAAGATTGTAGAAAGATTTGTTACAGGGGAAGATAATAATGATATGGTAAAATATAAAAAACAATTGTCAATGCTAACAGGGTATGGGGTAAAAGAAAAATTGGATATTGCAAGTGAAGATGTTCTTACAAATTTGACAAGGAATATAGCATTTATGGAATCAGGTTCTGAGTTGGATGAAGGGTTTGTTAGGCAATTGTATAGAGATTTATATGGACCGGATATATTAAATATGGAAAGTAAAAAGGATTATACTTTTAATATAAAGTCAGATGAATTTTTTGAAGGCAATAAGAGAAACAAATGAGGTAGTATTCTACGGATCTGTGGAAGGGTATTCTGAAATGAATGTGTTGAGGAATACTACTGGTTCAAGATTAGGAATAACTCAACCGGCATCTAAAACTAAAGGAACTGAAGTTAAAACTACAAAGGCAGTTTTTAGAGCTTATTGTCCTGGAATGCTAGTGATTCAATCTGCGTCAATTATTGGATCAGTAGGGTCTGGAATATTAGGAAATGATTTAATGACAGCAGCAATGAATATTTTTGGTAAATCTCCTGCATCGTTTGATTTTCCGAGAAAGTTTTTGTTTAAAGGTACAAAACCTCTTGAATTTCAAGTTCCGTGTTTTTTGATTTTAAAAAATGACGTGGAAACTGATTATAAGGAGCCGTTAAAAAATTTATTTCAATTGGCTTATCCCAGGAGAATAACAGGAAAATTGGATGAGAAGGTAGCAAGTAGTGAAGCATTTAAGACTGCATTAGATATGATTGGATCTTTGGTTGAAACTGTAGTAGGGTGGATAAATAAGGATACCGGATCATCTTGGGCCGAATCAATTAAAAATCCTAATTGGTTGACAGATGCTGTAGGAGGGTTTTATGCATTGAGGATGCCTTCTCCTTTAATAGCTGGGGATCATTATAAAAATAAATTAACTTTACAATACGGTAAAATTTATATGGATGAGGTGGTAATATCTGGATTAAATTTTTCAATACCTTTATTGACAATGGGTGAAGGGTATCCATCATATATATCTATTGCATTAACAGTAGAAAGTTTAAGACCTGTAACCGCAGATTTAATGATAGACATTATTCAATGACAATACAAGAAGTAATAACACAATATGGGTTGTCCTATCTAACAACATCGGTAGGAGACTCTATAAATTCTGTAGCTTTGAGAATTTATAAAGAGGATACTGATAAGGTAAGACAAATTTTACAAAGTTGTAATTGTAGATATGATTGGTTTGATTTGGAACCTGGTGTAGCTATTTATTATATAAAACCGGAGTTAATAAAATTAGTGGATGAGGATTATACAAAATAAGGAAATTGCATATCAAGAAGTTTGGATTAGAGAAAGTGTAGACTTTTTCTCTTCTGAAGTTACAATAGTAACGCCTCAACCGTTGCAGGATAAAAGTGTGATTATTGAACAAGGAGGTAAATCTGCAGATTTTAAAATAATAAATGCAGAAAAATTGGATGCATTGACATTTAAATATAAATTAATCTCGGTAAATTATTACAAGCATTTAAACACAACTTTCCCGTGTTTTGAAGGATTGGCTACGACAGAAGAATTGGCTAATTTAATGGGGATAACGCAAAAATCATATAGTTTGACACAAAAAGTTAAATGGGATTTGCCACAATTAAAAATAAATAATTTGCTCTTGGCGTTGGCAGAAGGAACAAATTTTGCCAAAGGAGGCGGAGTATCTTTGTTTTTTGATATTAGTGGAGATCTTAAAATATTAGATTATAGGTCAATTTTTCAATTTAATCCATTATGCACTGTAGAAGGATTAATTGTAAAAGATGTTATAAACACTGAGTGGATAACGAGAATACCGGGAATTATAAATATTATAAGTTACACAGAAAATGGAATAGAAACAGAAAAATTGGAGTTAAAACAAGGATTTTCCGAAGGAACTTACAGAGGTAATGGTGATGTGGCAAGGGTAAAAAATTTGTTAGCGAATGAATTTTGGAGAAGGTATTATAGAAGTAGAGTTATCTCTCTAACTTCTGTAATATCTGCTGCTGTGAGTGTGGGCGCTTTGGTAAAGTTTAGAGATGAAAATTTTATGGTTCTTGATGTAGATTCGAGAATTACCAAGGATAGTACAGAATTGAATATAAAGATATCAAAATGCGCTTAATAAAGGTAGAAATAAGATCTGCTTCTTTTGAACATAAGAATGGATTTGTAAGAGTTAAATCACCATCTTTGTGGGATAAGGATTCTGAACCATTCCCAGTTATTAACAATGTTCCATTAAACAAAGGAGATAAGGCTTGGGCTTTGGTTGACGTAAAGGATTTATCCAAAACTGTAATATTAGGACGTTCTGTAGATAATTCATATAACAAGGAGTTAAATGGTTATGATGTAATTTGGGAATCTAAAGGAAAAAACAAAATTGTAGCAGGAGTTAAGGATGGGAATTTGAAGATAAAGACATCGGATTTAGAGATTACAATTGAGAACGGAAAATTATTTTGTGACGCATCCCAAATAATATTTAATGGAGGACTTTTGGGAGGATTTTGTAAGTCGCAAGAATTAAAGATTCAATTGGGCTTAATGAGCGCAAGATTACAGGCAGTGGTTGCATTAGTTTCTGCATTGCCGGGAGGAGGAGCTATTGGCGGAATGCCGATTGAAGATTTCAGTGACATAATTAACGATAAAATTAAACATTGATATGGATTTACCATTATTTTTAGAGACAGCTAATTTTGTGGTAGGAGAAGAGGAATTAAGACAAACAATCTTGATGCATCTTAAAATTCCAGAAGGAGGGTTTTTACAATCATACAGTAAGGGATCATTGGTGGATTTGCATTGTGGTGATGAAAAATTAATAGAAGAAATGATTAAAAGGTCATTGGAACAAATAAATGATTTAGAGGTTGCAGAAATAAAAGTATTGGAGGGTGTATTTGAGGTACACGTGAAGGTGAAAGGGGAAATACAATTTTTTGTTTATGACAAAAATGAATTAAAATGAAAAGAACAAAGAATCAAATTTTGAATTCAATAGCAGCTAAATTGAATTCTAGTGTGTGGCAAGCTTTAAAATCTTCTTTGTTAGGAAGAGAATTGATTGCTTATGGAAGTGAAATAATATACGATGTGGAAACTCAAATAGAAAGTTTGACAAATCCATTTTATATAGATAATGCAAAATTTCCAGAATTGATTGCATTAGCATTTGCAATAGAATCTAAATTAGATTTAAATAGACCTGCATACATTGATATAAAACTTGGAGATACAAATAAAATATATAAACCCTTTTCGATAAAGGTTAAATCAGGAGCTGTTGAATTTGTGAATATAGATTTTGTATCTGGGGATAAGCCAATTAGGTTGTATCAAGGAATTATTAAAACAATATTAAATTACCCACAGCAAGCAGGTGATTTGATAGGATTGGAATATAATTCTATAAGGGATTGGGATGAATATGCAGAATTAGGAGATTCATTAAATTATTCAACATATGTCAAACTCTCAAAAAGAGTGTTGTCTGATTCAGTAAGAGTTTTTTGTTATGATGAATTGGTTTATCCATTGTCTGAATTTTCATTTTTGAGGTACGATGAAAATGCAGAATTATATAAAGTTAGGACAGGAAGTGATGGATTTGTTAATGTTTATTTCGGGGATGGGTTGTGGGGAAAACAAATTAAAAAAGATTGCAAGTATCAAATTTTTTATCTCGAAACAACAAATTTTGAGTATAAGCCGGAGATGTTGACAAGTGATGAAACATTTGAGATTTATGGTTTTGGATATGCAGTTGATAATGATATTAAGTATGCACGAAATCAATTAAAACGGGCTTTGGGGGCTAATTCAGTAGTAGCAACAAAGGAACAAATTAGAAAATTTGTAAATTCGTTTGCAGATGTAATAGATTCGACAGTAAGTGTAAGAGCATTAAATAATGTTGATGTTTATATAAAACCAACAGAAACCACAACAACTGCATTTAAAGATATAGAGGAAGAATTGTCTTTGTATGGAGAGATAGTAACAAAATATAATGTAAAAAGAGGAAATCCTTTGGAATTTAGAATAGCAATGTCAGCTCTTGAGGGTAGCATTCCGGATGATGTAAAAAATTTAGCAATTAGTAAAATAGAAGAAGAATTAGGATATACACAATTGAAATATGTAGACGTCGTAAATACACGACGTGTCAGAGATATATTAACATCGTTGGATATTCATAAAGTAGATGTAAGTATAACAATCGAAGAGGCTATAGAAAGAATTTTATCATTGGTACCTGATAAAAATTCGCTTACAATAGTTCAGGATGGTGAAGTTGCAGGATGGGATAGTGAAGGAAGGCTTTTCATTCTTAGAAATTTATTTTTAAATTCAGGAATTCAATGGACAACTTTATTAGGAGATGTATTAATATCTTCTGATATGGAGACATTGATGAGTACTGATGGTGTGATGGTGTCTACTGTGGCGTTTGACAGTTTGAAAGATTTAAAATTATATAACAACGGTTACTATTTAGTAGGAATAGAAAAATTAATAGGAAATATTAAATGTTATATGTTGTTAAATGATGATCTATTTGATAAAAATAGTGGATTCTTTGCAGTGAGAAATAATCTTTCAATTAGCAACATGTTGGAATTTAATTTATACGAAGATTTTGATGAATGTTGTATAGATAAAAATGGAAATTTAATTACATTGAGTAGGATGAGTGGCAACATTTATAAAATGTCTGTTAAAGCACCATTTACGGATAGTGCCGGATCATATTTTGTTTCAATTCAAGATTATATACATCTTTCTACCCAAATAACAATTGATTCGTTTTTGCAAATTTCAATGTTTGAGCATGAAGGAGACATTTATTGTATATTCTTTAATACATTTGAGGGAAGTTTTGATGTTGTTGTAGTAACAGATTATATGGAAAATCCATCAGTTTTGCTCAATAAAACGTTAGATTCAAAAATAAATATATCAGAATTACGTTCATTAAAATATTATAAAGGAAAACTAATATGGGTAGGAAATGATGCATCGAAGACAAATTATTATATAACTAATATTCCAAAAATATTGGGCAATTTGGTGTTAGAAGATGATGATATAATCTATGAAGGAAAGTTACTATTAGATTCGAATGTTTTTTGTAATGGAAATTATATAATAACCATCCAAGACCAAAAGATATCAATCTTGGATATGGAGGGAGAAGAATTAATAGTAATAGAATCCGGAGGAATGGCAAAAACACCTGTAATGTCTGGATTCATTTTCTATAAAGATAAAACTATAAAATCTGATTTACAATTGGAAGGATATAGAGTAATATACAAATCATCCGGAACGCAAAGTGATGATATGACAAAATATCCTGTGTTGAAGGAGGTGATATGGAGTTAATTAAATTTTATACAAAGAAATTTTTAGCTGTAGTAGGAAGGTCTGTTAGTTGGACAAAATTTATTACAGCTATTTTGGATGAGATACCAGAATTAGATTACTTTGAAAGTAATGGATTTCCCTCCAAACTTACCTCGGTTGAGGTTTATAGTAAACAGATTTACGAAGAGGTGGATTCAAATATTATAAAGATTAAAGTAGATGCTGGGCCGGTAAAAGTGAGGATATCAAAAGGATATAAGGTTTCTGAAGATGGGGTAATGTTTAAACAAACTTGTGAATTTGAGAATTATTTATTTATTAAAAAGATAGGATTGGAGACGAGTTTTGAAATAACACCAATAAGTAAGTATAATTCGTTAAGATTGGTTGCATATAAAAAGTTAATAAGGGAGAAGTTGCAAGACAATTTGAATCTGATTGATGAATTTTCTAAAACTTCAATTTATAAAGCAACAAAATTTATAAAATTATTAGGATTAAATGCTGAAATAGAGTATAAAGGTTCTGAAATGTTAACACGTTCTTATAGAATTCCAATGGGTATAAATATTATCCCTTCGGATGATATTTTGTATTGTGAAACTAATATGCATTTGATTGTGTTAAAAGATAGAATTTCAGTAGGAATTGAAGAAATGCCCATAATCGGTTATGATAAAGGAATTTTAGTTATAGAAGGATCTGTGACGTCATTTCTAGAAATGACGAACAATTTAAAATTAGTTACAGATAATAATGGAAGACAAGTAGTAATAGGAACAGGAACATCTTTAGGAAGGACAGATATTTGGAGAAATAACTCATATGTTCCTAAAGTGGGAGAAATAAGATCATATTTAGGATTAAAGACTACGTTGGCCACAGAAATTCATAAAAATTTATTAAAAACAATAACTCCGGCACGATGTAGTTCGGAGTTAGAAGAATCTGATGTAGAATTTAAAATTGAACCCAAAATAATTATAGTTCCGCAAAACGGGTCGATTGTTTATATAAGAATTATATCAAAGAAAAACTGGATGATAGAATAGAATTCGTACTATTAAGTATGGATTTACATTTAATTGATTTTAATAATTGGATTTATAAGTTTAAATCTGTTTATTCTGTAAACAGAAGATTAGAATCCGGTATTATAGTTAATATGGCACCGTTATTTGGTGCCATAAGGTCATTAAAGTCAAATAAGTTTAATAAAATATATTTGTGTCTGGACGCTTATCCAGTTATTAATTTAAATTTATTACCGTCTTACAAGGGAAATAGAGGGGGAGAGCCTAATGAGCAATTATTTATAAATAAAAATGAATTAATAAGAATAATAAGTTCGATAGGAAAAATAATAGGAAAGGATATAAAAGTGGTAGCTATACCAGGATGTGAGGCGGACCAGGTAATTTCTACTATAGTAGAAATTGTAAATAATGGAAAAATAAATAGAGAGCTATATGATTTAACTCAGATCCCAATAAAAGAAGATTTATTCTTTAAAAATTTAAGGGATGTAGAAGAGATTGATTTAGAATTGCAAGGAATTGACAATATTATAATTTCAAGTACAGATTCTGATATTTATCAGTTGTTGAGATATGATAATGTATTTATAGATGACAGTACAAATGGGTCCAGGATAAATTACAACCGAAGTACACCTGTAGCTGTAGGACAAGTAGAAGGATTTTTAATTCCATTATATAAAACATTGATGGGGGATCAATCAGATAATATTATGCCTTTAGTAAAAATAAAAAATATAAAAGAGTGGTTAAGATCAAATTTTAAAGATTATAATAGTGTATTAAGTTTTGTAGCCGCTGTATCGAATGGAGAGAAGCAAGATGTTAAAAAACAAGAATTAATTGATTTTTTAATGAAAAAGCAGTTAAATTTTGAATTTTTGAGAAGATTTAAATTAACTCATTTAACAATACATGGAAATCCAAAACAATTAGAATTTAGTAATTTTGACGTATATAAAGTTATCGAAGATTATCAAATATCAATATGATTAAAAAATCTACAAAATTATTTGATCATCAGAAGGAGCAAATGGCTCTTTTGATGAAAAGAAGAAAAGTTTTGTTTGTGGAAAAAACAGGAAAAGGAAAAACTCTGACATGTTTGAGTGCCTTTTCTAAACTTAAGCAAAATGGATTGGTGGATAATTTGTTAGTATTATCACCGAGAAAGGCATACGAATCAAAGGTGTGGGAAAAGGATATTTTAAAATTTACCCATTTAAAATATTTAGATGTAGAATGTGCACAAGAAAGAAAAATAAATTCTACAGAAAAATTAGGTTTGTTGAAAAAGAATATTGATGTGTTTATAGGAAAACACACTCATTTGAGAACTATTCCATATTTATTAAAATCTATTTCACAAGGAAAGACGATTATAGTAGTTGATGAGATACACGCTTTTAAAAACCCAAATTCGAAGGTTACCAGATTGTTCAGATCATATTTTGGAAATAATTTCGCATTGTGGGGACTTACCGCAACACCGCTATCAAAGAATATGGAAGATACCTATAACATTATTAATTTAATAAGACCCGGATTTTTAGGTAATTTTGTTGTATTTAAAAGGAACTATTGTATAGTTAAGAATAAAATAATAGGAAGATTGCCTAATGGAATGTTGCGGAAGGTAGAAGAAATAGTAGGTATAAAAAATACAGAAGAATTTGAAAAACATATTAGCAGTTTGGTAGTTTTAGGAAGCAATTATGAAGTGCCAAATTTCTATTATATTGATTATGAATTAAATGAACAAGAATCGAATTTGTATAAACGAATTGCATACGGATTGACACTTAATGGAAAGAGTTCAAATTCTTGGTTAACTGAAATTTTAGGATTGAATTTGGAAGGTAAGCAGATACCTGATAGACCAATAAAAGAAATAAATAGACATTCGAGTAGATTTATATATCTACAATCAGCATCTGATGGAATTTTGGATGAAAATGGGAATCAGAGTAAGATAAATGGCACAAAAACAACGAAGTTGGTAGAAAGAGTTAGGGAAATAGTTTCAAAAGGAGAATCGGTGGCTATTTATTTCGATTATCATGCATCGTTAGATGTAGTTAAATCTATGCTTATTGAAGCAAATTTAAATGCAGATATTCATGAATCTACAGGAAAAACAACACCAGATGAGACAAAATTAAATGAAGGAAGATCCAAGATTAAGTCTCAGATTTTATTAGCGACTAGGGCAGCATCTGAATCAATTTCGTATTTTTATTTTAAACATGCGATATTTTTTCATATACCAACAACACCTATTAGTTTTACACAATTTGTAGGAAGAATAACAAGAATTAATACGTTATTTCCTGGAGATTTACAAGTTGGTATTATGAGAGCAAATACAATAGATTTGTACAAATTGTATATGGTGTCGTACAAATCATATCAAATGGAATTGGTGTCTGGAAAGGAAGAAAATATTCCGGAAGATTATAAAATAATTTCGAAGGAACCTAATTTTGTAGAAAATGCGAAGAAACTGTTATTGTGGAGTAACAAGTTTATATGAAAGGTTGTAAGTACAAAGAATTGGTTGGGTGTAAAGAATGTAAATATGTTTTTCATAAACAATGTTTAATGTTTATAAAAATGTATAATACATCCTTAATTAAGGAAATTAGGCCTTTTAAATATAAAAGTCCAAATATAGAATTTGGACTATCGATTTATGCAGGAAAGGGAAATGAGTTGTTGAGTGCTGCTGCTTGTTATGCTATATTGAGAAGAATTAAAATTAAAAAATTTAATTCAAATCAAGTTCTTGATTTGATGATAAATAATAGACAAGCATTAGAGGATTTAAATGTAGTGCCTGTAATTAATATAGAATCATTGAAAGGTGAAGTTGGAGAAAAGAAATTACAGACTATTAGTTCATTTTGTGATTTGTTTTTATATAGAGGAATTTCCGTGTTTATAAATATATCATCAGTAATCCATCTAAAGGAAATGAATTTCATTAAAGTATGAAGTCATTATATAAGTCAATTGCAGGAAAGGGGAGTAATAAGAAGATTAATCAGATCTTAGAGGAGTTGATGGAATGTCCTTACATTCCAAAGCAAGATAAAAATATTATTGAATATACTTTGAAAGTAGCAGAAAATGGTATGTATCCTGACCATTCTTATTATAATGAACTGGTTATGGATTATAATTTGGCTGCAAAGTATAAAAATATATCAGAGATTAAACATAATGTAGAAAGTAGGAAAGAATTTTATTATGTAGAGACTTTGAGAGGAGATATAATAAAAATATTTAACACAGCAAAAAA